TATCTTATTTAAAGATAAAGAAGTTGTTAGCACCTAAAGTACATAAAGCTCTTTCAGATAAGAAGTTTACTTCCATAGCATCTAAGCTAGAAGTAGCTGCTCCACCTGCTGAACCTGTAATCCAAGTTTTGTAACGTCTGTCTTCAGTTTCTGAAGCTCTGTAACGAACGTGTAAGAAAGGACGCTTAGCATTCTTTCCTAATACTTGGTCGTATACAGTTGTAGAACCTGCAGGTACTAATACCCCATTGATAGCTCCACCAACGATATCACCACGCATTGTTGGATCGTTAAGATATTTCCAGTCTGTTTTGTAGAAATCATATCCTCTACGGAATCCTGAGAATCCTAAGTTTAGAGCCATTTCTTCGTCATTGTCAAAAAGACCATATGATGTACCACCTGGGTTACCATATGAGTTTTGAGACGCTAACATATCATCAATGTCAAATCCAAACTCTCTGTTTAAGAAAATTACGTTTTCTTCAATAGAACCTTGCTTATCAAGTCTTTGAATAATTGCATCGAAATCTGCAAGAGTTGTTGGGTTACCACCACTCCATACATTTCCACGCTCTTCAATAACATAGAAAAGTCCTTCTGAACCTTTGTTACCTACACCTGAAGCTACACCTTCTACAATTGCTGCTGCACCTGAACCTGCTTCTGCTGGTACTGCTTCAACCATCGCTGTTTCTAAATAGTCTTCAAAACGAAGTCTAGTTTCATGCTCTGATTTCAAATACCATAAGTATCCTGTAGCACCATTTTCAGTTGTTACTTCAATCCATCCAATCTGAGCCATGTCAGAACCACTTACTGCGTAGTGATCTTTGATGATGATTGGTGAATTTTGGAAAATACTGTCATCAGCTTCTAACTGTCCTTGCATTCCAATAGCTCCTTTTTGAAACTCAGAACCATAGATAAATAAAGAACATTTTACTGCTGCTGCCATTGATTGACCTGCTAACTCATAGTAAGCTACGTCAATTGTTCCGTTTCCAGTATCTACTGCCGTTACAATTGCTTTGTTACTATTAGTTGAAGCAACTGAACTGTCAGACAACATAATTGTTTGACCAACACGAATTGCGATAGAACCTGAACCAGGTACTAATACATCGTTAATAGTTAGAGTTGCCGTAGCTGCTCCTGCTGCTCCTGCTGATACAACATCAGCATATTTAGTGTGTAGTCTTCCTTGCTCAGCCCATTTGATAAGGTCAGAGTTAGAAGGCATTTCAGCGCCTACCATTCTTAAGAATGATGCTACTGTACGATTACCGTAACGTTCGAATTCTTTCTCGTAAGTATCTGGAAGATATTGGTTTAAGAAATCAAAGTTAGTAATGTAGTTTGTCTGTAATAAAACCTGTTCTGAACTTGGTTGTAAGTCAAACCCAGGTACTGCATCTACTGCCATAATAATAATTTTTAAATTTTTAACTTATTTTTTTTTACTTCTAATTTTCAACCCTCTGCCGCTTGCGTCTGAAACTTGTCTAGCTTTAAAACCTGTATCTCCAATTGATTGAGGAGTTTGCCTAATTGACATATTGACGTTTTTACTTTTTTTAGTAACGTCACCAATCGCATCTGCTTTTCCTTGCTCATAAAAATAATTAGCAAATCGCTGAGGATCCATAGCAGCACTTAGCGCTCTATGCCATCCTTTAGCATCATTTATTAAACCATCATCGCCAACATATTTACTGACTAGATTGTTTAAATCACTTTGCTTAGACTTCATCTCATTAACGTCACCATAAGAATATTTTACTTTTTTGTCTCCTACTTCGAACTCAAAACCTTTGAATTCAGGATTAAAAACTTCATTAGTTCGTTTAACAAAAAACTCATTCTTCTTATCATTGACTTCTTTAGCTGATTGAGAATTTTTAATATAACTCTTATAAGCTTCGATTTCCTTAACTTGTTCTTCTGAAATAGAATTCCCACTTGACTCAAGAGGAATTCTGTATTTTTCTTTTAACTCATTAAGATATGTCTTAGCTTTTGAAAGTTCTCTTTTTTTAGCAATGTTCTTTTTCTTTATATCTTTTTCATCATCAATATCTTCGTCATAAGAAAATTTTTCTTCCATTAAATAATGAATATCTTCTTTGTCTAGGTCTGATTCTGTTAAAGAATAGTACTCTGCTAATACTTGATCGTCATCTAAGTCATCGTATTGTTTATTTACTTTTACGAAATCTTCGAATCCACGACCTGTATTCTTTTTATAATCTAAATATTTAGATACTTCTTCAGGTAAATTATCTGATTGTTCTCTTTGTGAAAACAAATCATCTACAGAAGGTATATCTTTATTATATCTATTCTTAATATATGAAAGAACGTCATCCTCACTTAACTCTGAGGATTGAGTTTCTGTGGTTTGTGCATTTTCTGCACTAACCTTATTATTGTCAACTTCTGAGTTTACTTGTTCTGTTGAACTGTCAACTTCTGAGTTTACTTCTTGCTCGTGTTTTTTTAGTAGAGTTTCTTCTACTTCCTGTGTAGATTTTTCTGGCACAGAATCTAGTGATTTTACTTTAATTTCCATTTGATTTAATTTTTACAAAGTTACTATATAATTATAATTGATTTTCAAGCTTATCTTGGCTCAAATTCAGCAAGGTCAAACCCATCTAAACTATCTTCATTGGATTCAAAACTAACTGATGGTAAATTGTTTTTTCTTTGTTCTATAAGTTTTGATTGTTCTGTATTCGCTTGAGATATTCTAGCAGACTTAGCATTCTCTCTTTCATCTTCTCTTTTTTTCAAACCTTCTTGCTCCATTTTTTTCAAATCGATATCCACCCCTTTTAATTTCATTTGAAGTGAAAACTCAAGATTCATAAGCTCAGCTTTTATCGAGGCTTCACCTTGCATCTTTTTAACTGAAAATTCAGCTTTAGCTTGTTCTAGCTGTATAGCTGCTTGATTCTCCATTTGGAATTGCTGCATCTTAGCTTGTGCTGCCATTTGCTGTGACTGCTGATTTATTTGAGCTTGCTGTTGAGCAGCAGCAGCTTTTTCTTTTTGAAGTCTATCTTGCTTAGCTACTCTTTTTAATTTAAGTATTTGATTAGCTAACTTTAAGTTTCTTATTTCACGTATATCAATAGCGTCTTCTAAGTTTATAGAATCTCTCTGCAATGCCATTTGAATGTTTTGTTCAAGCATTTTTCTTTCTTCTTCGTCAGGCTCAATTTCTATAAATATTCCAAAGTCACTTAAATATAATTTACTTATTTCTTCAAGTATTCCAACGTTAAATTTTCCAATTTGATTAACAAATTCTTCTCTAAATTCTGAATACTCTATTACATCAGCAATTCTACTAGATAATGCTGTACAAAGTCTTTGACTCATTTGAAGACCTGCGTCTAAAATATGTCTTGTGGCTGTATTACTACTTAATGCAGCCAGTTTTTGTAATCCCACTAAAGAATATGAATCAGGAGTTGAGCCATCTCTTGCCTCGTTTAATCCTGTTACATCTCTTAGCATTTGCATATAATGATTATATGAACCAACTAAGCTTTGTATTTTACCTTGTCCTGAATTACTATTTAATTGTTGAATTGGTACTTTTGCTTGATTGTAATCTCCATCTTGAGTATAGCTTCTACCAATAACAGAACCTGTTTGAAAAAACATTCGTAATGCATCTTCAGGATTATATGCTTGGCCTGTTCCTAGGTCTACTTCATTTAATCCATCAGCATCTATAAAAACACCATCAGGTACTACTCTAGATATTACTTGTTGTAATTTTAAATGTGTTATTTGAATTAAATCAGCAAACGTAATCATACGTCTTGTTAAAGATTCAAAAACACCTTTATACATTCTAGGTGCGCATGCTATGTATTCAGGATACACTTCTTGAGATGCTGACTGTGGTCTAGCCATGTTTTCAGCCATTTCCCATTTAAGCAAAATATTTGTACCCATCACCATTACACCTTCATACCAAACATCTATAGTTTTAGAAACTTTTTTAAAGTTTCCTTCCTCTTGCATTTCTTGAGTAGGATCAAATGTGTCTTCTTTTTCTATTACTTTTTCTGCTCCTACTGAATTTACTTTTTTCTTGTAAGTGAATGTGTGAGTTGTTTTATAATTAAAAAACAAAACAGTAGCACTATCCTTACTAAACAAACTATTATTATAATACTGAGCTGTATTATTGTAATCATACCAACTTTGACTATACTTAGATATTTCATCCATATCCTGTCTTGTCAAACTAGTATCTATCTTTTTTAATTCAGTTATTGGCAATGTTTTAATTTCACCCCAATAGAAACAATCTTGAAAATGAGGATCTTCTGTATAACTATAAACTACATTCGCAGGGTCTACATATTCAACTGTTATTCCTGCACCTGGTTTAAATGTATTTTTACACATTGAAACACCTAATACAGTTTGATCGTAGTACAACTGTTTTTGTATTTCGTAATATCTATTTTCAGAAAGTAATGTATTTATTGCTTCCTCTTCTGCTATTTCAATTGAAGGTTTATACTTCAACTGCATATGTAATGCTAATTCTTCTGAAGTATTAGGAATATCCTCTTCTGACGTAGCAAACGTGTTTATTCCTAGCTGCTGCTGTACCTGTTTCATAACAGGTTTTGCTAGCATATCTTTTTCTAAATTTACTTGGTATTCACTTCTTTTATCTAAAGACATTCCGTCTTGAGCATAAGCTTTTATTTTGAATACTCTATCAGCCATTCCATTTACAACAATGTCTACAAATTTTGGAATAATAGGTACAGGAGTCCAGTCAAGATTAAGATAACTTAAATCGCCATCTATAGCAAGTTCGTTTTTGTATTTTTGTATTGACTGCTCACCACGAGCATATAGTCTCAATCTATGGAAGTCTGCCCATTGATTGTAGAATCTACTTTGTCCACCATCTTTTCTGAACCATTCATATTGAATAGCTTGTCCTATTTGTAATCCAAACTCAAAGGAATCCTTTTCTTTGTCTGAAACAAATTGACTAGGAAAACCTGTGGGATTTAACGTGATTTTTACATCCTCCATTTATTGTATAATTTGGCTATAACTTCCCTTATTGTCGTATCTTGCAAAGTTAAGTTTTATTTTTGATTTCTTTTTAATGGGCTGATAAAGGTTCTTTTGCGTTGCCATAATAGCTAAGCCAGAACTTATTGACGCATCAAACTTAGTTCTGTTGTTAATGTTAAACCTTGCCCAGTCTTCTAAAGTTCTAATAAAATACATAGAACCTATTAAATCTGACTCTCTAAATGTACCTGACATATCAAAACCCACATGCTTTTCTATATACGACTCTATAGCTGCTGCGTGTGCTTGTTTTATGTCTTCTGAACTGTTTGGTATTCCTCCTAATTCTTTTTCTGTTTTTGATAATTTAGTATAAATTTTATCAGGCCTGTTCATACTAAAACCTCTGTATCCTCTATTTTTAAAATGATATAATAAACGAGGTTTATTATTTTCTATTAAAATTGGCATTCCATAAAACACGCAAGCCATAAGAACATCTTCAAAAAATATTTCTGCAGTTTGAGGTCTAGCAATGTATTCTAAAAAAAACTCACTAGTTGGGCCTTCATCCATATGAAACTTAGTCATTCCATGCAGCGCTCCATTAGAGCCTCCTCCTCCTACTGTGCCTGATATATCATAGCTATCACAACCAAACGCACCCATATGGTCATTGCTTGGATATTTAACTCCGTTTTTATAATAATATTTGTTTTGTAATTGTTTATTTGGAGTCCAAGAAACATAAAACCTACCTCTATCATTTGGTGAAAAAATAACCTCTGTATCTTGAACGCCATTTTTCCAACTAAAAGAACCTCTTGTAACAAACCTATCTTTTATCAAAGAATCGTTGTAATCTATCTGCTGATAAATTTTTTGCAAATTAAATAATGATTGCTTGCTTTCATCTCTAAATGCATTAGACTCTGTTCTAGGAAATTGCCTATAGTATTCATTTAATCCATCAGGATCCGACTTTAACCCTTCTACTTCATTATTCCAATGATTGATAACACCCTCATCTATTACGTCTCCAAATGGCCCTTCTAAATCTTCTTTCGGCTCATCAAACACAGGATACCCATAAACATCTATAAATCCTTCATAATTCCATTCCATAGGGATGAAAAGTGAATATAGTCCACTTTTAGTTTGACCATTCTTGTTTCGTTTTCCCACATCGGAATCTGTATATAATTTTTTAAAGTTACCTCCACCTTTTTCTAATGAATTAGATGTACTTCCCATCATACATTTTCCGATAATTCTAGAACCCAACCTTAAACAAGTTTTTGTAACCCTCCAATTATTTAGTATGTTGTCAGGTCTTTCCCATTTCCCACTTTCATCGTGAGCAAGTATTTTTAATTTTTCTCCATCGTACGAGTTGTCCCCTGTGTTTTTCCAGTCAATCGTGGTGTCAAGACCTTCGAGTTCCTCACCGGCTTGATTTGCATCAAGTTTCTTTCTGGTGAGTTTTGAGGCAGGGACTCTATAGGCAAGCTCCGTCTTCGGCCTGTCCATACCGTCTTGGATGGGTTTGAAGAAGAAGGGATAGTTGAGCGATATCGGTACGACCTTGTCGGTAAACATCTTCTTAGCATCTGACCCAGTTTTTGACAATATTCCGTAACGTGAGTCACGTGAGGTGGTAGCTGAATGCACGAGTTCTGATGAGGACATAAATGAAAAGCCTGATCGTCTGTTCTTAAGATAACACATCCCATATGACCTTGCATCTGCCTTACAAGCTTCCCAGAATATATAGAATAATCTATTTGATTCTCTAAAGTTTGGCTGCCCAACATCAATCTTGGTCCAGCACAAGTACATGTAATGAGAGCCAGTAATATAAGTAGGAACGTTTTTGTTATTAAACCAAAAACCTTTTTCACGCCTTTCAAATTCCTTGTCAATATAGTCATACCATTTTTCTTTAAAAGTATCAGGGTATTTATCCCAATCAAATACATTCTTTATTTTACTTAATTCTTTAGGATATTCTAATTTATCCCAATAATTATTTTTAAAACTATGAACATCTTTTACTTTTGGTAAGGCTATTCGTAATTTTTGTATTTCATATACATCACCAATTGTGCCGTCTTTTGAAATAATAACAATGTCATATTCTTTATTATATCCATACTTCCATGATTTCTTTTTATTGTAAGAATTCAACACCTTTTCAGGCACAACATTTTCAAGTATTTTATATAAAGTTTGTGTATACATTATTTTGACCTACCTTCTGCAAAGCCTTTAAACAGCGCTGCTTTTGTTTCTAAGTTATCTGTATTAATCATGCTATTTTCTTCTTCAATCTTAGATAAAATTTCAAAAGCGTCAAATATAGCTAGCTTCTTAGAAGCTGCTGCATTCTTTAATCTATCTGCTGCAATATCAGGAGCTAGTCCATCTAAGTCTTTTTTTAATATACCTTCATTAGCAACTTTTATAAGCTCTTTTACAGCTTTCTTTCCTGCCTTAATTATTTCTAATTTTAATTCTATATTATTCATAAAACCATTGTTATGTTATCAGTAAACATTCTGTACAATTTTTCACCATCTAAATTATACTCATATTCGCTATCAGGTTGAAAATAAACTTTATCACCTTTATTAACGCCTTTACTAATTAAGTTTTCATTAGTATACTTAACTAAGCCCATTAATGGTTCTTCGTCTTGATGTGTTTTAAGATAATTGGTTTTTTTAGGTAAAGGTTTTACCATGCAGTATTTTGAGTGGCATGACCAAATGTCTTTACTTTTAAACATAAAAAATTGATCGTAATCAATAAAAAATAAATTATCTTTAAAAAAACTTTTTCCACTTCTCTCTTTTCCTTTCATATCATTATAATATTTAAAAACATTATGATGAACTAAAAGCGTATCCCCTATTTTAATTGGGCCTGAATAGTTTATTGGTGTTTCAACAACTATTGCGTATCTATTTGATGCGGTATGATCTTCTTTTGATGTACTTGTTATAAAATTAACATTTCCAATCTTTTTAGTATTATCATACCTTTTGTCATTGCTTGGTTTTACAATGAAATAAAAAGGTGATTTCATTCAAAATTTATATTATATTCGATTGATATTGGCATATTTGAATTAAACTCTTTCCAGAGAAATATTTCTCCTTGTTTGTTTTCAATCCATATTTTTATTGAATCATTTTCAGATACATATTTTATTAAATGTATAATATAATTTGCATTTAAGATTTCTTGATTTACAATATAGTGCATTGCACTCGATTTATAGTCTGCTCCGACTGATATTTTTCTTATATCCATTTTATTTTATTTAAGGTGGTGAACAGTATCCTAAATCTTGCACAATAAAATTGCCTGTCTTAGGATTATAAATAACCTCTATCCATTGGTCAAAACAATAAGTAGTATAATAGAATCCTGTACTTACTTTGCAACCTTCACCTCCATTATTATTACAAATTAAATCTCCAATTTTAATACAGCTACTACTACTTCCAAAGTAATATAATGTTTGAGTAGGTTTTGTTCCACAAGATTTAGAATTATAGCTTCTTTCAGGCCCATAAGCATCAAAAGCTCTCCATACTATTTGATTTCCGTAATTTCTAAAATTTAGTAAATTATCTTTACTGCCTGCATACGCAGGATCAAATTGAGCTGAATCCGCAAATTTAAAAAGGTCTGAAAGATTGTTGTAGTCTCCCACAGCAGCCTGTACATCAGACATAGTAAATGTGGTTGTATTAGGTACAGCCATTACTTTTCAAGTTTTGCTAAACGAGATTCTAGCTCTGAAATTTTAGCTATTAATAAATCTACGTATTTAACTGATTTAAAACCGTCTTCATCTTGACTAACAAACTCAGGATGAGATTTTTCTAAATCTTGAGCTATAACACCTGTTCTATAATCTCCTTTTTCTTCTTTCATTTCAAAAGACTTCCAATCAACATCTATTTTTGTTGGTTCTAAATCTTTTATTTTTGTTTTTAAACGCTCATCAGAAGACAATATAAAGTTAGTAGCTCTAACTGTAGAGGTAAATCTACCTGTACCTGTTACATCAAAAGTGTAAGAAGCAGAGCCTGAACCAATTTTTACCCTATTATTACTTTGAAGGTTTAAAGTTGTATTTCCTGAATTATAAAAAGTAATGTCAGATGAATCGCCAGCAATGTATGCTTCACCACCAAGTCCATTAATATCTCCTATTTCAAATTCACCAACAGAAGGATCTATATAAAATCCACGATCTCCACTATCATGCACTTCAAAATCTCCATCTACGTTTAGCTTAGTATTAGGTGTCAAAGTACCCACGCCTACATTTCCATTATAACGAATGGTCATTCGGTCTGTAGGAGAATTACCTGAACTAGTCGATCCAGTTCCAAATCTTAAATTACCTCCACCACCTGACCCTGTACCTGCGGAATTTTGATTTACAGACCTTATATATGAATTTGCATAACCAAAAGTAGCGTCATCTTTGTGAGCAAACTGAACTCTTCCAATCTCTTGACCTGCTGATACAGTTCCATCCATGCACATTAACTGCAACACACCTGGTGCGCTATTTGTCACAGGTTGAACTGGTGTAGCAACAATAAGATTAGGGGTTAATCCAAAATTAGGCGCTGGATACATTGGAGACCCTATAGCTGCAGTTGTACCAATTTTTAATGTAGTAGATACTTCTGCTGATGTTAGTAATTGTATAGCCATTATTTGTTTTATATATTATATAGGCACACTACATTACATAGTGTGCCTATAAAAAAGTTTACCCTACATATGTAAGAAGAACTATGTAACTTCCATCTGCAATTGTACCTGCAAAAGCAATAGTTAAATCACTACCACTTCTAGTTACTTCAGCAAATACTGTATCTCCATTTGAAGACATAACTTCAGCTTTTACATCTAAAGCATCAGTTACTCCACCTCCAAATACACCTGAATTTGAAACATCTACAGCAAATTTAGTTGTTCCACCTCCTGTAGTTCTTGTTACTGCTCCTGAAGCACTAGTTAATGTAAGTCTTTTTCCTAATGCACCTGTAACTACAGAGTTTAATGCATATCTACCATCTAAATCAACAGTTACATTTCCTAAACCTTGTCTTGCTGCAGTTAATATACCATTACCTGTGTCAAAAGATAAAGAAGTTAAATAGTTGTTAGTTCCTGTTGAAGGAGTTACCCAACTACCATCACCACGTAAGAACGTAGTACTTGAACCTCCTGAAGGAACGTGACCTACATCACTACCTCCATCATATGCCATTGACTGAACTTTAACATTACCTGTAGTTGGATTAACCACAATTGGCGTTCCTGAAGAAGTCCCTGGACTTACTTCATCTACACTAGTTACAGTTTGAGTATTTGTATTTACCCATGGTACGTTAACTACTAAGTTGTCTCCTGAGTCAACTTGAACCTTATATGTTCTACTAGCTGTTGAACTAGATGAGTTTGCCGCTACTGATTGAGTTCCAGCTACATTGGCGTTTATAGTGTTACCTGATAAACTTAAACCTGTTCCTGCAGCTCTTTGCGTGTTTGTGTTTGTTGGGGTTACCCATGAACCATCACCTCTTAAGAAAGTAGTACTTCCACCTCCTGAAGGCACAATACCTAATGTTGAACCACCACTATAAATATCAGAAGAAACCCATCCGTTTGATGTTACATTAAAGTGAGCTGAATTAAATCCTGCAATACCTTTTGTTGTTGCTCCATCACTTGAACCTGCTGTTGCAACACCTATGTTGTTTTGAACTACTGTCCAATTAGCTAGTGCGGTTGGAGCATCTGATTCTGCAATAAGTAAATCACCATCTTCAACTGTTTCTCCAAAGAATTGTCCTGCAGTTGTTACTGCATATGTCCAACCTTGTTTAATAGATGAACTTGGATTTGAATCCAAGTCAGGTGAGTTGGTTGCTGCGTTATATCCTCCTTGGAAAATTAAAGCTCCTGAACCTGCTAGTGTAGAATCTACATAGCTTTTAGAAGCTGCTGAAGCTGCTGCTGTTGGAGTTACTGGAACACTTAACTGTCCTGTAAAAGAACCTGTACCTGTAACGCTTAAAACACCGCCTGTCATTGTTATATTGTCTCCAACTGTTAAGTCAGAAGCAATTGTAACGTCATTTGGTAATCCAACAAATATTGTCCCTCCTGCTCCTGCAGTTTCAGTAACTTGTATTTCATTAGATGTACCACTAACAGTAATGCTTGTGTCTGTTCCTGAATTAGCATCTAATTCTACTTTAGCGGTATTTGAAGCACCTGCTCCAACTTTCAACTGATAAGTTGTGTTTGTATTTGGGTTAGCAGGTAAAGTAAATGTTGTTACTTCATGAGCTGTAACGTGTCCTGTAGCATTTGTTGTTACGTCTGTATATGCATCGAATGTCCCTCCAAATGATAAAGTAGCAGTATCTGTAGTTTCTG